TTTTTGCCGGAATTAATATTACCCAATAGTATCAATAACATGGGACTGCGTGGATTTCAGGGCATTCAGGGCCAGGCGCGGAAGCACGCGAAAGAGACGGTTGCGGCGCGCAAACGAAAGCGCGTTTTGCCGTGGGAACGCAAAGGCATGTCGCGCGTCGCGAAAGTGATCGCGTTTCTGGAATTTTTACCGATCACGAAAGGCAAGCTGACCGGGCGCAAACTGAAACTGTTGCCATCGCAACGGGCCTTCATCGAGGATCTGTACGGGCGCGCGGAGAATGATCGTGTGCGTCTCGGAATTTTTTCCGAACCGCGCGGAAACGGCAAGACCGGACTGATTGCCGGACTGGTGCTTTGCCATCTACTCGGGCCGGAAGCTGAGATGCGCGGCGAATGTTACTCGGCCGGCATTGACCGGCTGCAGGCGGGTCTGATCTTCAACGAGATGGAAGCCACCATCTTGGCCGAGCCGGATTTTGCGGCGCGCTGCAATGTGCAGCGTTTCCGCAAGCAGATCGAGGTGATTGACGGGCACGGCATTGGCTCGAAGTATGAGGCGCTGTCGTCGGATGCGCGGCGCGCGCACGGATTGTCGCCTACATTCTGGGCGTATGACGAACTGGCGCAAGCGCACGACCGAGTGTTGCTCGACAACCTGCAGACTGCGATGGGCAAGCGCAAGCGCTCGCTTGGCGTGGTGATCTCGACGCAGGCGGCGGACGATGACCATCCGTTGTCGCAATTGATTGATGACGCGCAGACCAACGTTGATCCATCGATCGTGGTGCATTTGCTGTCGGCGCCGGCGGATGCCGATCCGTTTGATCCGGATGTGGTCCGCGCGGTGAACCCGGCGTTCGGTAAGTTTCTTGATGAGGCGGATGTGCTGGCCGAGGCTGAGCGGGCGCGGCGGATGCCGTCGTTTGAGAGTGCGTTCCGCAATCTGCGGCTCAATCAGCGGATCGCGCCGCATGCGCGCAACCAGTTGATGACGCCGACGGTGTGGGCCTTGGGTGATGCGGCGATCAACGAGGCGATGTTCGCGGATGGACGGCCGGTATTTGGCGGGCTGGATCTGTCGTCGACGATCGATCTGACGGCGCTTGTGCTGGCGGCCGAGGACAACGATGGCAACGTGCATTTGCTGCCGCGGGCGTGGACGCCGGCCGATACGTTGACCGAGCGGGGGCTGAATGATCGTGCGCCGTATGACGTTTGGGTGCGTGCTGGGCAGCTCACTGCGGTACCCGGCAAGGCGATCGACTACGACTGGGTTGCGACGGCATTAGGCGAGGCCGGCGAGCAGATGAACCTGCGCCAGGTCAACTACGACCGCTGGTCGATCAAGCAGTTCAAGCAGACTATGGACCGTCTCGGGATCAGTGCGCCGCTCGAGCCTATGGGTCAGGGTTTTCAGGACATGTCGCCTGCGGTGAAGGCGTTTCAGTTGCTCGCGGTGAGCGGTCGCATCCGGCACGGCAACCATCCGCTGCTGCGCATGTGTTTCATCAATGCCGTGGTGGTGCGTGACGCTGCGGACAACTGCAAGCTCGACAAGAGCAAGGCGTATGGGCGGATCGACGTAGCGGTTGCGGCGATCATGGCGGTTGGTGCACTCAAGGCGACGACGGCGACACCGGAATACGACGTTGCGGCGTTGATCGGCTGACAACTGGCGAGGAATAAGGCATGCCGACTTCCATTCCTCTCATCATTCCAGCCAGAACATCGCTGTCGGAAATTCTCTCGCTCGAAGGCGTTACCGCGGTGGTGGGGATTATCATGCCGCTATCCTGGACAAGCGCAAACGTCACAATTCTGGGTTCGCCGTTTGGTGCGAATTTCTACGACCTACATGATGGCCTGCCCGGCACGGAGCTGTTTTTCAACGTCAAGCCTGGGGTGATGGTCAACATCAACCCGAACCGGTTGCGCTGTTGCGGTGCGATCCGCCTGCGAAGTGGCATGCATGACGCTCCGATTGTACAGGCGGCGGCACGCACGTTCGGCGTCGTCGTCGAGGGAGACATTCCCCAGCCAGTGCCCGTGCAATCCGAGTCTGAGGTTTAAGGAAACCCACATGTTTTATCAGCAGCGCGCTGCGCCGCCTCCGGGTGGCGAGCCGGACGAATTTGTATTGTCGGATGGCTCGATCGATCGCATGGGCGATGTGATCGAGCCGGGCGGCTGGCAGCTCGAGCAGATCAAGAGCGACCCGCCCGTGCTGTTCAACCATGATCGCAATCAGATCGTCGGCCGCTGGACGGATATCCGCGTCAAGGAGGGCAAGCTGATCGGCCGCATTGTGTGGGCGAAGTCCAACAAGTGGCCGATGGGGCAATACATCCGCGATCTCGTTCGTGAGGGTGTGCTGCGCACCGTGTCGGTTGGTTTCCAGCCGGTGGCGCGCGAGCCGTTGACGAAAGACGCGGACAAGTATCACGGCCCGTTCCGGTTCACCAAACAACAGTTGTTGGAATGCTCGCTGGTTTCAGTGCCGGCAAACCCGAATGCCTTGGCGCTCGCCAAGGACTACCCGCGCGATGTCCTCGCCGAAGTCTTCCGCAAGCCAGCAGGAAGTTTCGATGAGCTGCGCACGGCTCATGCCAAGCCAGGCAAATCCCTTGTTGAGACGAGAACGAAAATGCAAACCCAGACGATTGCTCAGCGCATTCAGGATGCGCAGCAGGAATTCAACGTGTTGCGTGGATCTCAGGATGAACTGTTGGCGAAAGACGAGATGAGCGAGGAGGAAACCCAGCGCTACAAGGACCTGACCAAACAGATGGAAGAGGTCAAAGGCAGGATCGAAATGCATCGGCGCGCTGAGCGTGCGGCGGCCGAAGACAGCATCACGGCTACCGTTCAGCCCGAACGGCGCGAGCAGGAAATCATACTACCGCAAACCAGCAACACGCCGATGATGCCGCAGGGTGACGGGCGCAAGCTGTTCGCGCTGCCGAAGAAGAAGCTCGAGCCGGGCGACCACGTAGCACGCGCTCTCGCCGCGTGGACCAAGGCGCATGTCACGAAAGACCCGATCGACAAGATCCTGCGCGATGGCTACGGCAACGACGAAATGACCAACGTGGTGCTGCGTGCTGCGGTCAACCCGGCGATGACGACGGTGGCGACCTGGGCCGCCGAGCTGGTGCAGACCAGCAACGTCGATTATCTCGACCGGCTGATCCCCAACTTCATCTACCCGCAATTGAAGGCGATGGGCGTCAGCTACACGTTCGGCAACAACGGCGTGCTGAAAATTCCGGTGCGGGCGAGCACGCCGACAATTGCCGGCGCGTGGACCGGCGAAGGCTCGGCGAAACCAGTCAAGCGGGCGTCGTTCAGCACCGTGAGCCTGACGCCCACAAAACTGTCGGTGATCTCCACATTCAGTGAGGAGATGGCTACCTACGGAATGCCGTCGATCGAGGGCATCATCCGTCAGGCAATGTCGGACGACACCGGCATTGCGCTCGACACCTACCTGATCGACAACGTTGCGGCCTCGGCCGGCGTGCGTCCAGCCGGGCTGCTCAACGGTGTAACACCGATCACGGCATCGGCTGCGACACCGGCGCCGGCGGCCATGATTGCCGATCTCAAGGCACTGGTCGGGGCAATCACTGCGGCGGGCGGTGGCGGGCGTGGTCCGGTCGCAATTCTGATCAATCCGGCCCAAGCGCTTTCACTTAGTTTCGCGCAGACGACGACCGGCGACTTTCTGTTTGCCGACGCGGCACAGGCTGCGAGCAAGTTCGGTGTGCGGTTCATCGTCTCGGCGACCGTTCCCGCTGCGAAGGTGATTGCCGTCGACGCGGCCGACTTTGCCACCGCAACCGGCGACGTGCCGCGCTTTGCGGTGTCGACCGAGGCAACACTGCACGAGGAAGACACGGCGCCGCTGGCGCTCGGCACCGGAACGCAGGGTTCGGGTGTGCTCGCGGTGCCGATGCGTTCGCTGTTCCAGACCGACGCGGTGGCGATACGCATGTCGCTGTACGTGTCATGGGTCATGCGGCGGGCGAGTATGGTGCAGACCATCGCTTCCGTGACCTGGTAGGAGGATTACATGGCTGACGAAACCAAACAAATCCAGGTGATACTCGGCCCGTATCGTGACCATCGGTTGACGGTTTCGGCGGCGGATGCCGAGGCGGCGATCAATGACCATTGGGCGATTGATCCGTTCCACGTCGCGGAGCCGGACGAGGAGCCGCATCCGCCGCTCAGCGAGGAGGAGCGGACGCACGCGCTCGAGGCCGCTACCACATGGGCGCAACTGCAGTGGGATACGGCGCAGCAGAAACCGCCCGAGCCACCGCCGCCGGAGGGAACGCCGGTTCGGCGCGACATGAAGCCGGACGAGGCGTCCGGCAGGTATCCCACGCGCGGCATATCAGAGCCGAAGCCGCCGAAGCGGCCAACAGACGACGACGCGGACAAGCGGAAGCTCTGATCCAAATGGGCATGTTCGACAACCTGGCGCGGTGGATAACGCCGCGCCAGAAAGCCAATCCTGCCGGCGAACTCAACTGGCATCCAGGTCCGTACACGGTGAGCGGCGGTTATCTGCCGGCCGGCTCGCCGTGGAACTTCTGGCAGTGTGATATTGACCCGGCGGCGGCGCCGGGTTGCTCGACGGTCGAGGCCTGCGTGTGGGCGTATATCCGCGCGATTGCGCAGTTGCCTGGTTATCACAAGCGCGAGCTTGCCAACGGCGGCACCGAAACGGTGACGACATCGGCGCTGAGTCGGTTGCTGCGCTCGCCGAATGGCTACCAGACGCCATCCGACTTTCTGGTGCATCTCATCCGTTCGTTGTTGTACTGCGGCAACTCGTACTGGATTGCCCAGCGCAATGACCGCCAGGAGGTCGAGGCACTGCACTGGACTGACCCGCGCTCGTGCCGCGTGCGCGAGGTGAAGGTCCAGGGCCAGGTGTTTGCCGAGATCTTTTACGAGGTAGGCGACAATCCGCTGATCAACACACCGAGCCTTGCCGGCAGTTCGCTGGTGGTGCCGGCGCGCGATGTGTTGCACGTGAAACTCGACACGCGGCGCAACCCGCTGATCGGCGAGACGTGGCTGTCGGCGCTCTATCCCGAGCTAGCCACGCGCACGGCGATCCATAGCTCGGCGGCGGCGTTTTCCAGCAACATGAGCCGCCCGTCCGGTGTGATTACCACCGATCTCCAGATCAAGAAGGAAGACCGCGACGAGCTGCGCAATCGCTGGAACGAACAGGCCAAGGGGCTGAATACCGGCGGCGTGCCTATCCTGACGCACGGCATGAAGTTCCAGCCGATCTCGATTTCGAACGAGGATGCGCAGATCATTGATCAGCTCAAGCTCA